GCAGGAAAAAATCACTGAAGCTTCCACATCCGCCAAGTCGATCAATTCCAAACTATCCACTATCGCTGAAGAGTCGAATCAGGTTGGATCAGATATTGATGTCGCGACTAAAGTACAGACGGCTGTCACGAATAAGCAACATAACTTACTATCTAATAACAAACGACTCCAACAGATTTCAGAAAGTCTGGCATCTAAAAGAAGTGAGTTGGGAAAAATGCAATCAGGCGGTACCGATCTGGCTGAAGCAGAGGCTACTCTTGAAACCTACACCGAACAGAAAGATTCATTACAGGAACAGAGACTGGTTCTAAGCGATCAAAGATCTTACAATGAAGTGATCGGTGAAATGCTAAAAGATACTGGTATTAAAACAAAGATCATTAAGCAGTATCTTCCGGTGATAAATAAACTCGTCAATCAGTATTTGCAGGTGTTGGATTTCTTCGTTCACTTTGATCTGGACGAGTCATTCCAAGAGACAATTCGTTCTCGCCATCGTGATGAGTTTACCTATGACTCATTCTCTGAAGGTGAGAAACAAAGGATCGATCTGGCTCTACTCTTTACGTGGAGACAGATCGCTAAGATGAAGAACTCAATCTCAACAAACCTTTTGATTCTTGATGAGACATTTGATTCTTCACTTGATGTAGACGGAGTAGAGAATCTACTTAAGATCTTACAAACACTTACGGATGATACAAACGTATTTGTAATATCACATAAGGGTGATATCCTTGATGGTAAGTTTAGATCAAAAATCGAGTTTATTAAAGATAAAAACTTTAGTAGCATAAAATGATTTACAAATTTATCATATTGTGGTATAATAACCTAATTATGAAACGCGGAGCAAATAATGGAACTAAGTGAAAATACTCTTCAAGTCTTGAAGAATTTCTCTACAATCAATCAAAACATTTTGATTCACCAAGGGAATACCATTAAGACAATCTCTGAAGCTAGAAACGTTTTAGCTACAGCAGTAGTTAGCGATGAGTTTCCAGAAGACATCGGTATTTATGATCTAAACGAATTTTTGGGAGTGCTTAATCTAGTAGATACTCCTCGACTTAAATTTGAGGATGGACACTGTGTTGTTTCAGATTCAACCGGTCGATCAAAAATTAAATACTTTTTCTCGCCTGAAGAAGTACTAACAACTCCTCAAAAAGATATTAAGATGCCAGAACCTGAAGTTAAATTTACTTTAGACAATGACACTTTAAATAAGCTTAAACGAGCTGCATTAGCTCTTGGCCATAGTGAAGTTTCAATCTCTGGACAAAACGGTGTTCTTAGTCTTTCAGTACTAGAAAGCAAGAATACAACTTCTAACGCTTTTTCTATCGATATCGATGGAGACTTTACTGGAGTTTTTAATTTTATTTTAAGTATAAGTAATCTTAAGATTCTTCCAGGAGACTATGATGTAAGTATATCTTCTAAACTTATCTCAGAGTTTAAACACAAAGAACTAGATCTAAAATATTGGATCGCACTAGAAAAAACCTCGACATATCAATCATAGGAGATCATAATGTCAGATAATGTTAAACAATTAGTAGAAACGTCAAATCGTATTTCTCGTTCTACGATCGCGGTAATTGATGCTGTCACTCAGCGTGGTGGCTTTAAGGGTGAAGAACTCTCTACTATTGGTCAATTGAGAGATCAATGTGTGCAAATCATTCAACTAGTTGAAACTATGCAACAAGAAGACGCAGTTAACGTCGATGATTAATAGTGGCAGGGCAACCCGCCAGTGATTGAGATACTATATTATGAGCAATGATTTTTTATGGGTCGAGAAATATCGACCTAAGACTATTTCTGATTGTATTTTACCAGATAATCTAAAAAATATATTTCAAAAAATTGTTGACAAGAGTGAATTACCAAATATGCTTTTGACTGGCACTGCTGGTCTCGGCAAGACTACAGTTGCTAAAGCTTTATGTAATGAGCTTAATTTAGACTGGATTATGATCAATGGATCAGAAGAAGGAAATATCGATACACTCCGAACAAAAATTAAACAGTTCGCGTCTTCGGTGTCTTTGCAAGGTGGCTACAAAGTTGTCATCCTCGATGAGGCAGATTATCTTAATGCTCAGTCAACCCAACCAGCACTTAGAGGATTCATTGAAGAATTCGCCAATAACTGTCGCTTTATTCTGACGTGTAACTTTAAGAATCGTATTATTGAACCACTACATTCTCGATGTGGTGTGTATGAATTTAATACGACTAAGAAAGAAATGGCTCAGCTAGCTGGCCAGTTTATGAAGCGTATGGAAAATATTCTTCATACTGAATTAGTTGAATACGATCAAAAAGCTGTTGCAGATCTAATCATGAAATACGCTCCAGATTGGAGAAGAGTGATTAATGAGTCTCAACGCCAATCTATTAGTGGTAAACTTACTGTTGCCACTATCGTCAATAATGATAATTATAGTGATCTATTTACGCATCTTAAGAATAAAGACTTTAAAAAAATGCGCTCTTGGGTGGCGCAAAATGTTGATGCTGATGCGACAGCTATCTTTCGTGCAATTTACGATCGCATGAATGAAAAGATTAGACCAGAGTCAATCCCTCAACTCGTGCTAATCCTCGCAGACTATCAATATAAGAATGCTTTTGTCGCAGATCATGAGCTCAACATTGTTGCGTGTATGACAGAAATTATGGCAAATGTGGAGTTTGCATGATTCCAGTAACTTCAATTGAATATAGACCCGATGTTGATAAGCTTTTCTTAGAGATTGATTTTCTAAACGATCAATTTATAGAGTATGAAGATGAAAAGCATGGAAAGGTAGATGGTTGGCTCATATTAAGAGAAAACGTCGATACTGCTGTGCTAAAATCAGAACGAGAAAAATTTAATGAAAAATATGGTCTTACCGGAAAATCTCGAGCTAGATATTATATTCAAAACAAAGGTGTTAACATTCCAGCTCATATAGATTATAATACTCAATGTGCAGCAAACTTTGTTTTATCTGGAGAAAACGATCCAATTTGTTATGAGGATGGTGAGTTTATTTACAGTAGCGCGATTGTAGATACTAGTAGAAAACACTGGGTTAACTCTAACTCTAAAAGAATCTTATTTAAGATATCTTATTTTGATCTAAGTTATGAAGAAGTTTTGAGTAAAATAAATGAGCCCGTTTGAATTTCAGAATGAAATAACTCATGGCAAGAACGATATTATGATCGATGATCTTGCTGAAAAATCATACAACTCATTCATGGTGAATAGAGGTTTATCTTATTTTCCAGACACTGTCTTAGCTTCTAACGAAATGAACCGGTGGCATCAAATCGACAATCGCCTTCAATTTGATTTTCTTATAAATATTATTCGTAAACGGAAACGTTTTTCGAAATGGGATAAAAAACAAATTGACGGTGATATCGAAGTGATTAAAGAGTATTATGGCTACAGCAATCAAAAGGCCCACCAAGTTCTCTCGCTTCTCACACCTGACCAACTAATAAGTTTAAGAAAAAAGGTAAACAAGGGTGGAAGAAAATAAGATTATTGAATGGAACCCAGCAAAAATGCTGGAAATTACCATTGACGAACCAGATGATTTTCTAAAAGTAAAAGAAACTCTAACTAGAATTGGTGTAGCATCTAGAAAAGAAAAAAAGTTATATCAGTCTTGCCATATACTTCATAAACAAGGCCGTTATTTTATAGTACACTTTAAAGAACTCTTTCTCCTTGATGGAAAAAAATCTAATCTAGAAGAAAACGATTTAGCTAGAAGAAACACAATTGCAACTCTTATGTCTGATTGGGGCTTGATCAATATAGAGAATAACGAAGTTGCAAAGCCATTGGCGCCATTAAGACAAATTAAAATTATTTCTTTTAAAGAAAAAGATGAATGGGAATTATGTCCGAAGTACAACATCGGGAACAAATAGAAAAACATCTTGAAAAGATGATAGAGATCTTCGGAGAGCTTCCTGATCCTGTACACCAGCCAAAAAAATTCAAGTATATGCTAGAACTATATAAATTCTTGTATATATAATATCGAACGCGGAATAGGTCCGGTTCTAACATAACCTTGCTTTAATTAGGAGGTCAATCATGACAGCACAAGGTGTACATTCACTTTTCCCACGCTCAGCGTTTGTAGGTTTTGATCATTTGTTCGATGAACTTGATCGAGTCGCACGCCATGCAAACGACAACTATCCACCTCATAACATCGTTAAAGTCGACGATACTAACTACTTGATTGAACTGGCAGTCGCCGGATTTGCACGTAACGAGTTAGAGATTGAGGTAAAGGATCGCTCATTAAGAGTAAGTGGTAAACATCAAAATCGAGGTAGAGAATATATCCATAAAGGAATTTCTGCTAAGAAGTTTGATAAAACATTTCGCTTGTCTGAATATGTTCAAGTAAATGGAGCAGATCTAGAAGACGGAGTACTTGCTATTAAACTGGAAGTAGTCGTCCCAGAAGAAATGCGTCCTCGTACAATTGAAATCAATTCAAATACACGAGGAGTCACACATGACAACACAGACCAACACTTCCTTACTGAGGAAGATAGGTAATTTCTTTGCTCGTATCTCTGATTCGATCATTGAAGCTCGCCAGTTACAGGCGGCAATGAATACTGCATATCATTTAAAGTCACATAACACAGACTTTAAGCATATGTCGTATGGTGATATCGTCCAGCAAATTATGGGTGATATCAAAAAGGAGCGTGAGTAGTTCCAATTAGCAATATATATTATGATAATATTGATTACTTTTGGAAATGCTTACGCAAGACACAAGTCCATTTTGGACACATACACACACAGGAGACATAATTATGTCGAACAAAAATCCATTTGAAATTCGCGCAGAAATGCTTGCTATGGCAAAAGACTACATGGACCAAGCTTGGCACATGAACGTCGAGTTCACTCGCCAATTAGTAGAGCAAAACAAAGTAAATGCCGAAGAAATGAAAAAAGCTCTTACTCCATATTCTATGGAAGAGCTTATGGAAAAGGCCAAGGAAATGTATTCCTTCGTATCAAAGAAGGACTAATAAGATGTGGCCATACACTCCAGAAGAATATGATGAGTTCTTTGGATAATTAAAATAGGAGTCCTTCGGGACTCCTACTCATAGGAGAAAATATGAAACTAAGTAAGAATTTTAGTTTAGCAGAGTTTACTAAATCTCAAACTGCAGAACGTAAAGGTATTGATAATACTCCACAGGGAGATCATATGGATGCAGCTATCTCTCTTTTTGAAAATGTTGTACAACCTGTACGAGATCATTTTGGTCCTACTGTGCTTAATAGTGGTTATCGCTCCCCTGAGCTTAATGCTGCTGTCGGCGGATCTGCTACGTCTCAGCACTGCAAAGGCGAAGCCGCTGATATCGAAGTCCCTGGAGTTCCAAATGCAGAACTTGCCGAGTGGATTCGTGACAACCTCGACTTTGACCAGCTTATCCTTGAGTTCTATACTCCTGGTATTCCTGATTCTGGTTGGGTTCATGTTTCATATAAAGCAGACGGCGACAACCGAAAGTCTATTTTAACAGCATCTCGTGTAGATGGTAAAACTCAGTACAGTGAAGGAATTAATGCATAATGGCAATTAAATCGACAGCAGGTGTTTCGTGGCGCCCAGAGCAATATGATAAAGGAACATCTATCGGTAGAGGTGCAGTAAAAACGTCTTCTATGAATAAAAATAAAAAAAGAAGTCATAAAGCTTATCGTGGACAAGGTTAGTGACAGCAAAGAACGATATCACAGGTGACATGATCCAGAGTAAGTCTTCACGGGCTTACTCTGATAATTGGGAGAAGATCTTTGGCAAAACAACTAGCAGAACTCACACTCAAGTTGAGAAAAACATGGCTCAAGCTACTGAAGGCCGAGTCAAAGCGAAATGAAGAAAAGGTAGCAAAGTTGGAGGCTAAGCTACTG